TTTTCCATCATATGTCCTTTCTGACGTATTGATGGAAGGTTGAACAACAAAAACCAAGACACTAGACGCTGCTCCTATTAGGAGCAGCGTCACGAACGTGGGGATATTCTTCTCCCACATTAGCTAGCTCGATCGAAAATATCGGCACCATTGGTGCCCATAAAGTCGCGGAGAGCCGCATCAAGATACCCGACAGTCGTCGAGTCTTGCTTGCCAACTTCCGTGACCACGCGCTCAAAAGCGCGTTCTCGATCAGTTTCGACACCTTCAGCGTCGTACTTGTGGGCCCATAGGGTCACTAAGTGCGATTCGCCTGAGGCACCATTCTTTGGAATGGTATGCCCGATCTGTAAAGTAAGATCGAGTGTCGCGGATCGGTAAAAGAATTCGGACGTATAGTTCGATTCTTTTACGCGAGCTAGAGTGTAAGCCGTCGCATTGTAATTGACGGTTATGGTGTTGTTCAACATGGTTGAAACTCCTTCGTATGGCGCAGATGCGCCCCACTTAGGAGCACACTGTCTACGCAGTTGATGCCGGGATTATCCCGGTGCCTAGTTTATTCTAGGTCTTCTTTTCTGCTACCCAGTCACCGATGGTCTCTTACCGCCCGTTATTGCTAACGAGGCGAGGATTCCAATTTGGTGATTGGATATAGCAGGTGTGTAGAACGTAGGGAGAGCATAAGGTCTCGCCCGAACAAATCTCAACTTTCTATCGAAAGTCAAAACCCTCTCGCCCTCTTGCTGAATAGTATTATCCAGTGTCGAGTAAGCGATTGGCCCGGCTTTTGCAGCATAATGGATCATTAGATTTAGATCCCGCTGCTCATATCCGAGAAGTCCACGTGTTGAGCTGATCAGGTCACCGAAGTTGGTGAACCAATCGATTAACCACGTCCATGGAACAGCATTCCAGGCAGTATCAGAATTTAGATACAGCCCAGAGGCAAGGCGCCTGGCAAGCGCCCTACGGTCTCCGCCAGAAGTTGGCAGAGGATCCGTCAGTTCCAGTTTCATGGTATACCAGATGTCCCGAGTCCAAGAATAGGATTGATCGTCATCGGCCGTAACATAAACATTCTTCCCAGCAATAGCTGGGCGTTGTATTTTGTTAGGCTCGTTGATTAAATCACCTACGCCGGATTCAGTGCCGATCTTACGATTAACACTGTGGGATTTCTCTAACTTCTGCAGATAAGCAAGGTGCTTATCAGTTGCAGCTACGAAGTCAATTAAACTAAGTAGATCGTCGACCAAGGGTTTAAATCCAAAGTTGTATGACAAGTTAGTCTTACCGATCTTAGGTAGATCGATAAGCAGGTCTGGTTTTGCTCGCGAAAGAATTGTACGAGTCTCTTTGATTAACCGAGGTAACTCCCTAAGCTCGAATAGAGCCAAGGGTAAGTCCACGGTTGGTGAGTTGGGATTAGCGTTAGCCATCGCCTTTGCCATGTAGTTATTGACAAAGGAAGATGTAGCTATCGTGTCCCACCACATTATCCAAGGATCCGGAATCGGACTTGGACAATCTAACCAAGAGACGCTGACGCCCCAGTCGTTGGATATGTGACGAGAGTATGTCACACCAACGTTTTGAATATTAACTGGGGTATCATTATATGGAAGCCCGCTATAGTCATAACAATAACGCATTTCTGCGCGATCGTAGTGCTTAGCAAGTGGCGTCCATATCACTGGGTTGGTATTACCAGCCCAGAGATACTCGTGGATCCAGCCATCCGGACGGATGGTCGAATCATGAGTTCTAGTACGGTTCTCTCTCACGTTTAATAGTCCTACTATAGGGCCGAAATTGGACACAAGATGTGCAGGCTAGCCCAC